GGCAGCCACGTGCAGGGGCATGGGTTCCTTCCGCAGACCATATTTTGACGGGTCAACCAAGGCGCTGATGAAGGTGGCTCGGAGGTCATGCGGCCCGAGGACGTATGGCAGACGGGCGTCCCGACCCAGCCGCTCCACGATATGGCGCACGCCTCGTACCGTGAGCGGCCCCCTCTCACCGATAATCACAGGAGCGGAGGGGCCATCCCACCACTCTCGCTGAGCGGCTGGCAGGCGGCCCCGGATCACCCATGCGTCCAGCCGCTGGCGGCGCTCGCCCTCCAGGTAGGCAGTCAGGGCTTCTCGGGCTTCCAGCACCAGCGGTACCCGGCGGCGCTTCCGGCCCTTTCCGTTGCGGATCAGCAGTTCACCGGAGCGGGGGCCGATGGTGATGTCGCCAAGCAGGAGGGGGCAGTGGTCGCGGGCGGTCTCCGGTGCGATCTCCCCGACTCGCGGCCCGGCGTAGCGGAGGAGACACACCAGGGCGGTCTCCAGCTGCCCGGCGGCCTCGGCGGCCCGTCTGACCGCCCGCCACTCGGAGAGGGTCAGGGCCCGGCCCTCATCGGAGGGGGCCACATCCGTCAGGCGGGGGACTCTCCGGGCCGGGTTTGAGCGCCCTGTCCGGCCGGCGTGGTCCAGCAGCAGGGCGACGGACACCAGGCGGCGATTAACGGTGGAGGGCGCCTTGCCAGCCGCTCCAGAGTCCCGCCACTCCCGCACGTCGGCGGTGGTCACCTGCTCCGGCCCCTCGATCCCCTGTGCCTCCGCCCACGCCGCGAACGCCTCAGCATCGGCCAGGTAGGCCCTGATGCTCCGCTCGGACAGGGCGGTCTCGGTGGTCATTTCTGCGGCCCACGAGTCCAGCAGTTCAGCCCACTGGCTCATTTGACACGCACCGCCACGAATCGAGCATCCACCAGGCTCAGATCATCGCCTACCAGCGACTCCGGCGCCATCAGGGTGGCGGCCAACAGTTCGCAGGCTTCGTTCAATGTGACATCGCCTGGCGTCCCGTAAATACAGCGGGCCCAGCGGAGGAGCGTATCACGGTCCCGGCACGTGATTCGGGCCACGAAGGTGACGGGCTGAGGCGCGGACTGGGGCTGTACAGTTTCTAGTGCCATCCTAGCGGCTCACTCCTTATTCGGACGTGTCGGGTTATCGGACAAGAAAATGCGGCCTTACAGCGGGGTCACAGGGCCATTTTGACCTGTATGTTGGTCCTCTAATACCCATTATCGGACAAGCTGTTACAACTTGCAAGTCTGAACAGATGAGACGATGATGAGACGGGCATGACTCAAGGATGAGATTTCCTACCCTTATCTGGTGTTACATTTTTCTATGATGGGGCTCCGCAGGCAGCGGGGTCCACTTTTTTGGAGGAGGTGACCACCGTGGTTGACCTGCTGGATGCGGAGCGCCAGCCGTGGGAGCGCCAGAGGGGCGAGCCTAGCCGGGCGTTCCGTGCATTCGCCTTGTACCGTGACATGGGGGCTGAAAGGCGGAGTCTGCGGCGTCTGGCGGAAGAGATGGGTGTCTCACTCCGCCTGGTCTCCCGGTGGTCACGTAAGCATCACTGGGTCGAGCGGTGCGCCGCATGGGACGATGAGGTGGACCGCCTGGCCCGTGAGGAGCAGACCAGGGCAATTGCGGAGATGCGCCGCCAGCACGCTGAGGAGGCGGTGCGGCTCCGTCTGGCAGCGGTCAAGCGCCTGATGGAACAGCTGGAGGGATTCACGTTGGAGGATCTGGACCAGGCTGACCTTTTGAAGATCTGGGGCGAGGCGGTCAAGGTCGAGCGGCTGAGCCGCGGTGAGCCTGAGACTGTCCAACAGCAGCAGATCACCGGCCGGGACGGCGGCCCGGTGCGGGTAGCTGGACCGGACCTCAGCAAGCTGACAGACGCGGAACTGGCCCAACTGGAGTCCCTGCTCTCCAAGGCAGGTGATACAAGTGCTGGCACAGATACCTGATCTGGAGGCCGTCCGCCAGGAACTCGCCCGGCGGCGGCTCCGGTCTTTTTTGGAGTATGACGGCCAGGGGCACTGGCGAACTGCCAGGCACCTCGAATTGCTGTGTGAAAAGTTGGAGGCCGTCGAGCGTGGCGAGATCAAGCGGCTGATGGTGTGCATGCCGCCCCGGCATGGCAAAAGCGAAGTGGTGTCCAAGAAGTACCCGGCCTGGTATCTGGGCCGGAACCCCTGGCACGAGGTCATCCTGACTTCCTATTCAGCGGAACTGGCCGCCGACTTCTCCAGGATTGCCCGCGGTACGCTCCGGGATCGGGGCGACCTATGGGGCGTCAAGGTGGCATCTGACAGCGCCGCCGTTGGTCGGTGGGGCATCGAGGGCACCCGAGGCGGCCTGGTGGCGGCGGGTGTCGGCGGTCCCATCACAGGCCGGGGCGCTCACCTGGCCATCATCGACGATCCTGTGAAGAACGCCGAGGAGGCCAACTCGGCGGTGATCCGGGAGCGGGTCTGGCAGTGGTACCAGTCCACGCTACGGACACGCCTGGCCCCCGGCGGTGCCATCGTTCTGGTGATGACCCGCTGGCACGAGGACGACCTGGCCGGCCGCCTGCTCCGGCAGATGGAACAGGGCGGCGAACAGTGGGAGGTCGTCTGCATGCCCGCCCTGGCGGAGGAGGACGACCCGTTGGGCCGGGCGCCCGGCGAACCACTGTGGCCCGAACGTGGCTTTGACGCCCGCTGGGCGGCGGAAACCCGCACGGCGGTCGGCTCTTACGTGTGGGCCGCACTCTACCAACAGCGCCCGTCACCTTCTGGTGGCGGGTTTTTCAAACGCTCCTGGTTCCGCTACTTCTCGGTGGAGACCAGCGGCAGCGAGACCTACTACGTTCTCCACGGCGAGTCCGGTGACACGCGGGTACTGGCCAGTAAGTGCTGGCGGTTCACCACCACGGACCCAGCGGCCACCCAGCAGGAACGCTCTGACTACTTCGTGACCTGCCACTGGGGGGTCACGCCTGATAAAGACTTGCTCCTCCTGGACCTATTCCGGGAGAAGGCGGAGACGACCCGGCACCGGGCTATCATGGAGAACCTGTACCGCTCCTGGCGGCCAAGCCAGATGTTCGTTGAAGACCGAACCTACGGTCTGGCGATCATCCAGGACTGCAAGCGGCTTGGTCTCCCGATCCGGCCCCTGAAGGCCGACACGGATAAGGTGAGCCGCGCCCGTCCTGTCCAGGCCCGGTACGAGATCGGAACGGTGTATCACCGGGAGGGTGCGCCCTGGCTGGCTGACCTGGAAGCGGAACTGCTGGCTTTCCCGCATGGGGAGCATGACGACCAGGTGGACTGCGTGGCTTACGCCGGGCTCCAGGTGGTCACCGGAGGCGGCGCCACAGTAACTGCGAAACCGAAGGGGTGGTGACGGTGCTGACTGATATGGAATTCCTGAGTCCCGGCGAGGCGTGGCCGCCACCCTCGGAGGTGGAGCGGTTGGAACGGTACCACGCCAACCGCCTGCTGTTCGATGGGCGCCACGAACTGGTGTATCGGGACTGGAGCCGCTTCCTCCGGGACGACGGCGCCCTGGCGATTAAGCTGGTTTTGAATTGGCATAGGCGACTGAGCACCCTTTGGGGCGACCTGCTCCTCGGGGAACCACCCCGAATCCATGCGGGTGATAGCGGCTCGGTAGAGGAGCAGACTCTGACCCGGCTGATCACCCAGAACCGCCTCTTTTCGGTGGCGTACGCAACGGTGATCGACGCCAGCCGCTACGGTGTCGGCATTTTCAAGGTCCGCAGCGACGGAAAGCGGGCGGTGATCGAGCCCCAGAACCCAAGCTGCTGGTTCCCGGTGGTCTCGGTGGACAACCTGCATGAGATAACCGCCCACGTGCTGGCCTGGCCTGTGGAAGCCACGGTGACCGGGCTGCTCGGTAAGCAGCGCAAGAAGTACATCCGGGTGGAGATCCACCGTAAGGGGGAAATTGAAAATCGGCTCTATGAGCTTCAGGACACCTGGATTGGCCGCCAGGTGCCCTTGACTACCCTCCCGGAATATGCCAGCCTGCCTCAGACCCAGCGGACCGGCGTGGACGGCTTCTTGATCGTCCCGTACACCACGATAGAGACGAGTGATGCGCCGTACGGGCCGGATGACTACTCCGACCTGGATTCGATCATCCAGGAAATGGAATGCCGGTTTGCACAAATTTCCAGAATTCTGGACAAACACGCCGATCCGTCGATGTACGGCCCACCGCTGACTGGCCTGGACGGCGACGGCGACACGATGATCGGCGGTAGCCACTACATCGCAGTCCAGCCCGGCGAACAGACGCCGGGTTATCTTGTGTGGGATGGGCAGTTGGAGGCGGCCTTCCGCGAGATCGACCTGCTGATGCAGCAGCTGTATCTCCTCAGTGAGACCAGCCCGGCCGCGTTCGGGAAGCTGGAGGGCGGCATTCAGAGCGGAACGGCTTTACAACGGCTGATGTTGGCCCCGTTGAAGAGGGCGGAGCGGATCAGACAGCAACTGGACCCGGCTCTCCGCACAACCATCCAGACGGCGGCGGCCCTGGAAGCGGCCCACGGGCTGAATAATGCGGTACCGCTGCCGAACCTGACCATCGAGTGGCAGGACGGCCTGCCCATCGACGAGACCGAAGCCACCACCGTCGAGACCCAGCGGTACGCGGCGGGTCTGACCAGCCTGGAGGCGTCCCTGCGGCGGCTGTACGGCCTTGAGGGCGAGGCCCTGACCGCTGAAATAGAGCGCATCAAGGCTGAGCGGGCGGTCAGCGCCCCGGACGAGCGGCCCCGGATCACGCTGGATGATGTCGGCGGCGCCGGGGGTGAGTAGCCATGCCCGCCTCCCTGCGGATACCGGACCCAGATGGCTGGATCTGGATGATGAGCGAACAGGAGGCCGAGCGGCTGGCCCGGCTCTACCAGAAGGCCGAGCAGGAGATCGAGCGGGCGATCCTCCGGGCCATCAGTCGGGGGAATGACACCCGCTACTTGGAGGGCGTGAAGCGCAACATCCAGGCCATCCTGAAAGACCTCCAAGAGGGCAGCCGGACCTGGTGTGAGCAGGCCATTCCGAGGCTCTACGCCGCCGGGGCTAAGGCTGCCGAGGCGGGGCTGGCGGACAAAGGTATGAACCTTGTGACCGGGTTCGGCGCTGTGCACCAGCAGGCCGCACAGCTGCTGGCCGAGGCCAGCTACAATCGCCTGGTCGAGGTCACAGCCACCATCGGCCGGCGGGTGGACGACATCTACCGCCAACTGAGCCTGGAGGCCGTCCGGGGCTCGGTGATCGGGTATGACACCTGGCGGACAGCGGCCCGGCGGCTCCGGGATGACCTCGCCGAGCAGGGGATCACCGGATTCGCGGACCGGGCCGGGCGGCGCTGGAACATGCGGACCTACGCGGAGATGGTAGGCCGCACGGTGACAGCTGAGGCCCACCGGATGGGCACGGCCAACCGGATTCTGGAGCACGGGATCGACCTGGTGCGAATCACCGGACACGAAGGCCCTTGCGAGATGTGCGGACCGTGGGAGGGCCGGATACTCTCCTTGACAGGCCGCACGGAGGGTTATCCGACGCTGGAGTACGCCCAGAGCCGGGGCCTGTACCACCCGAACTGCCGCCACGCCATGGTGGCTCACGTTGACCTGACCACATAACCACCAGAGCCCCGGAGGGGCTGGGAGTGAACCTGCGGGTTCGGGAGTCGGCGGAGGAGGGCGCCGCGACCTGGTGGGTAAGGTACGCAAACACTGCGGTAACAACGCCGGAGGCCAGTGCCCCGGCGTTTTGATTTCCCGCCCGAGCCAGCCGCTCGGCGGGAGCATCAATTTCTGGGCCAGGTGCCCGCATGAAAGGAGGCGCAGCCAGATGCTGCGTTTCGGTGAACTGACCATGACCACGTTCCTGCCTCTTTTCGCTCCCGACGGCGCTGGTGGAGGCGGTGAAGGCGCCAATCCGGCCCCCGGCAACGGCGGCGGCGACGGAGGCAACAGCGGCAACGCTGGCGGCGGGCAGACGGAGACCTTTGACCGGGCCTACGTCGAGAAGCTGCGGCAGGAAGCTGCCTCGTATCGGACCAAGGCCAAGGAACTGGAGGGGAAGATCGAGGCCACTAAGACCGAGACCGTAACCGCCATTCTGAAGGCTTTGGGCATTGATCCAGACCCGGCAAAGTCAGCTGAGCAGCAGGTGCAGGCCGCCAAAGCCAAGGCTCAGGAAGCTGAGGCGAGGGCGAATGAGCGGTTGATCCGGGGCGAAATCCGGCTCCTGGCTGATCGGGTCGGCCTGGACCCCCGAGCGGCTGATGACGCCTACATGCTGATGGACAAGGCCAAGGTCACCGTGGCGGATGACGGCACGGTCCAGGGCGTTGAGGAGGCCCTGAAGGCCCTCTTGGAGGCCAAACCTTACCTGATGCGGCAGACCGCACAGCCTGTCGGCTCGGGCTCGAACCCCGCCAACGGCGGTAACGCCCCGGCTGATCTCCGCCAGCAGTACGAGGCGGCTATGAAGTCCGGCAATATCGCCCTGGCAATCGCACTGAAGGACCAGATGACCCGATAGGACCCGGCCCCGAAAAACACGGAAGGAGTGAGCAACATGGCAGTGGGTACCACTCAGAACCTCCCCAACTTCGTGGGCGAACTCTTCGCGATTTCGCCGCTGGAGACCCCGTTCCTGGCCGCCATCGGCGGCCTGAGCGGCGGCCGGCAGACCATGAGTACCACGTTCGCGATCCAGACGTACGATCTCCCGGCGCCCTCCCAGCCCAACCATCGTGAGGGCCAGGAGGCCCCGGAGGCTGCGTACGTCGAGCGCGACCAGGCCGTCAACGTCGTACAGATTTTCCACGAGGCCCTGGAAATCTCTTACACTAAGCAGGCGGCCATCAACAACATCAGCGGGGCTCCGATCATCGGCGAACAGCCCGTGACCGATGAACTCTCCTGGCAGACCGCTCGTGCTCTGGAAAAGATCGCCAGGGACGTCGAGTGGACCTTCATCAACGGGGTCTATGACGACGGCCTCTCCACGGGCATCCGCAAGACCCGCGGTATCCTCCGGGCCATCACCACCAACGCCATCGACGCCGCCGGCGCTGATCTTGGCAGGGACCTGCTGAACGAACTCCTGCTGGAGATGTTCACCAATGGCGCGAATTTCGCCAATTCGGTGATCCTGGTGAATGGCAACCAGGCCCAGCGCCTGGCCGACCTCTACGGCACCGCCCCTGCTGACCGCACCATCGGCGGTGTCAAGCTCCAGGAAATCTACACCCAGTACGGCGTGCTGAGCATCATGATCGACCGTTGGATGCCCGCTGACACGCTGGCGGTGGTCAACCTCGGCGTCTGCGCTCCGGTCTTCCTGGAGATCCCTGGCAAGGGCCACCTCTTCCGCGAGCCTCTGGCCAAGACTGGCGCCAGTGAGCGGCACCAGATCTACGGCGAGATCGGCCTGCAGCATGGGCCCGAGACCTTCCACGGCAAGATCACCGGCCTTGCGGCGTAACTGAGCGGGCGGCTCCCATAGCGGGGGCCGCCCCTCCTTATTAAGGAGGTGACCGACGTGGCGGCGGTGATTCACGAGTATGACCGGACGGTGGTGATCCGGGTCCACACGCGGGTCTATGACGATGGCACCGTGACGGCCCAACTGGCGGTGGACTCCGATATGGCTACCCGTGACGACGTGCTGGCGACGCTGGTGCGGGCCCAGTTCGAGGTGGCTGCCAGCGGCGGCGTCCTGCATGCCACGCTGGACACGTCGAGCCTGCCTCCGGTCGATTGGGAGGGGTGATGACCGATGCGGTTCTTCATCCCTCGGCCCCTCAAGGTGTGGGACGCCGAAGCCCGCACCATCCGCCGCTTTCCAGCCGGACCTTACACGACCGCCGATGAGGCCCTGGCGGGCCTGCTCCGGCGGGTGCCCGGCGTGACGGAGGAGGCGGACGACACGACTGCCCCGGACCAGGCCCTGGCTGAGAAGCCCAAGCCCAAGACCAAGGCCAAGAAGCGGTAGGGGGTGAGTGCCACCATGGCCCTGATCGCAGGTACTAACTCATACGTGACGCTGGAGGAGGCAAACGAGTACCTGGCCGGTGCGTTCAAGGCTGACGCCTGGACGGAGGCCAGCGAGGCGGACCGGGAGGCGGCCCTGATTACAGCCTCCCGCCAGATCGACCGCCAGCCCCTGCGCGGGGCCAAGGCGGCAGCTGACCAGCCGCTCCAGTTCCCCCGCGCCGGCCAGGTGGGTGTACCGCGGGAAGTGAAGGCTGCCGTCTGTGAGCAGGCCATATTTCTGCTCCGGCAGTCGGAGTACGACCGCAAGCGGGAACTGGCCATCCAGCAGGGCGTCGGCTCCGTGACCATCGGTGATGCCTCCGAGACGATTGACCCGGCGGTGGTCCGGGTGCGGATGACCACCACCACGATCTGCCCGGCGGCGCAGGAACTCCTGCGGCCCTGGCTCGGCGGGAGGGTGGTGAGGATCGTATGATCGGCAGATTCATGAACACCTTCTGCACCTGGAAAGCCAAGCTCGGAAAGAACGAGTATGGCGATCCGCAGTACGGCGCCTCGCAACAGATCAGAGCCCGCTGGGAGAACCGGGAGCGGCTGATCCGCACCCCCACCGGGGAGCAGGTCCAGAGTCGGGCCCGGCTCTGGACGATGGAGCCCATGCGGCCTGGCGACCAGGTGGAGCGGGGCGGCACCACCTACACGGTGCTGGACGTTCGGGAGGCTTCGGCCCTCGACGGGACGGTTCTGTGGTGGGAGGTGTACCTCTGATGGGCGACGTGACCTGGACCGCCTGGCGAGCCGAGGAGTTCGAGCGCATCTTCCGAGCCGCCGCCATGGAGGGTCTGTCGCAGGCCGCCGAGGCGGTCCTGGCAGAGGCGCAGGAGCGGGCGCCAGTCGAGACCGGAACCCTTCGGCGGAGCGGAACGGTGACGGATGCTCCGCACGAAATGGCGGTCTACGTGAGTTTCAACACGCCCTACGCGCTTCGCCAGCACGAAGAACTCCGCTATCAGCACCCCAACGGCGGCGAGGCCAAGTACCTGGAAAACGCACTCACCGATAAAGCCCCGCAGATTCCGGGATACGTCAAGCGGCGGGTGCTGGAGCGGCTGAGGAGGGATGCCTGATGCTGTTAGACGATGTGGCGAACCTGCTGGAGGTGACAGGGATCGCCCACCGCGGCCAGGACCTCTACCTCGGCGACCTGCCGGACGCCCCGGACCAGTGTGTGGCCCTGTTCGAGTATAGCGGCGGTGCCCCTGAGGCACTGCCCGGCCTGTACCTCCAGCGACCGCGCCTCCAGGTGCGGGTGCGCTCTGCCAGCTACCAGGCGGCCAGGGAACTGGCGGAGCGAATCGAGAGAGCCATGAATGGCCGCCACAACCTGGTGCAGGGCGACACCTTGTATGTGCTGATCCAGGCCATCCAGTCGCCTGGCTTCCTTGGCCGGGATGACCGGGGCCGGGCCGAGTTCGTCCAGAACTTTGCTGTCATAAAGGAGGGCTGACCTATGGGCATCGCTGGTGTGGACATCCTGATCCTGGTCAACACGGGCACCGATGCCGAACCTCAGTGGACACCGGTTGGCGGTCAAAAGGGCGCCAAGCTGACGGAGACGGCTGACACCGTGGACACCTCGAACAAGGCCGGCGGCGGCTGGAAGACTTACGAATACGGGCTTATCGGGTGGAAGATCACCTGCGACGGTGCCTACGTGCCGTCCGATGCCGCTTACCAGCTGCTTCGCAATGCCCTTCGGACCAGGCAGAAGGTCAAGGTGCAGGTGACCGAGTACGGGACCGCCGTCCGGGAGGGCATGGCACTCGTGACCTCGAACGAGATGGATGCTCCGTTCAACGATTCCGCAACCTACGCTCTCGAACTCCAGGGCGACGGCGAACTCAAGGAGCTGGACGAGGAGTAACCACATGGCCCCTGCCTTCCGGCGGGGGCCTTCTTCTATAGAAGGGAGTAATCGGCTATGGCAATCATCGAACTCGGCGGCAAGGAGCGCACGCTCCGGTATGACTACAACGCCTTGGCCGATCTGGAGGAGCGGGCTGGTCTCAGCATTCAGGCTCTCCTAGACGACCAGCGACTCGGCCTGGCGACCATCCGGGCCATCATCTGGGCCGGGCTCCGGCATCGCGACAAGGGCCTGACCCCCGCTCAGGTCGGCATCTGGCTCCAGCAGTACATGACCAGCGGTGGCGACCTCCAGGCGCTTATGGATGCCGTCCAGCGGGCTCTGGAGGAGTCCGGCCTGTTCAAGGCGGCGGCTGGGACTGACGATGAGGGAAACGGATAAGCGGAGGCGGCTGTGAGGCCGACCTCCGCTCCTTCATTGAGGAGTCCCGCAAAGCCGCCTTTGGTGTTCTGGGCCTGATGCCCTGGCAGTTCGGCAGGCTCACTCCGGCGGATCTCCAGTTGCTCCTGGAGGGCCACAAGCGCCGCCAGGAGGACCAGCTGTACGCCCTGGCGTGGGCTGTTGCCCACATGCTCAACATCGAGGGAAAGACGCTCAAGTCCCACGTGACCCCCGAAGACCTGCTCGGCCTGCCGCCCCGGCGGCGTCCCAAGGCGCCCGTGGAACAGCGCCGGGCCGAATACGAGGAACTGCTGACGGCCTACCGCAAGCGTCAGGAACGGGAACGGAGGTGATGCGCTGTGGAAGTCGGTGCCGTTTCGGTACGGCTCAACCTGGATGTCAGCCGGCTCCAGGCCCAGCTTCAGGGGGCGAAGGCCACAATTACTCGATTTTTCAGTTCGGCGGGGTTCAAGGAGTACCAGTCCCAGATGCGCGTCGCCAGCGTGGCCATCAGCGCCGCTCTCGGCCTGGCTGGGCGGAGTGCCATCACGGCGGCCGGTCAGATCCAGGACGCCCAAACGGCGTTCGCCAAGTTCCTCGGCTCGGCGGAGGAAGCGGAGCAGTTCGTGACGGCGCTCCAGCGGTTCGCGACCAAGACCCCGTTTGACTTCTCTGGCTTGCAGGACGCCGCGAAGCGGCTTCTGGCGCTTGGCTTCTCCGGTGAGTCCGTGTTGCCTATCCTGCGCCGGGTGGGCGATGCCGTGGCAGGGATGGGCGGCTCCTCTGCGGATGTCGAGGGCCTTGTGACGGTGCTCGGCCAGGTTCGCGCCAAGGGCCGGGCCACCGCTGAGGAGATGCTCCAGCTAACCGAGAGAGGGGTCAACGCGTGGGACTACCTGGCCAAGCGGTTGGGTGTGACCATCCCGGAGGCCATGGAGCATGTGTCTAAGGGCGCCGTGGACGCCGGAACGGCCTTGGAAGCCATCCTGGAGGGCGTGGATCAGGACTTCGGCGGGATGATGGGTGAGCAGGCGAAAAACCTGAATGCACAGCTGGCAAACGTGAAGGACAACCTCTGGCAGGTGTTCGGCCAGGTTGGCTTGAGAATCGCAGAGGCCATCGGACCCCACCTGGAGCGGATCGCTGACTGGCTCGGTGAACTGGCCGCCAGGATCAAGGCATTCGGCCTGCGCGAGGCGCTAGAGCAGATGGTGCCGGAAAGCGTCAAAATCGCCATCATCGGCATCGCTGTAGCCCTGGCGACCGCCCTGATCCCGGCGCTGATCAGCACCATCGCCACGATGTGGCCTGTCATCCTAGTCGTGCTGGCCCTGACCGCCGTGGCCTATGTCTTGGTCAAGACATGGGACTCGGCCGTCAAAGTGCTCAAGGCTGTATGGCGCACGCTGAGGGCGGAATGGGGGTTTGTGAAGGCCAGCTTTGTGGCCGGTTTCGCCATTTTGAAGGCGGGTCTGGCCACGTTCCTGCAGTACACCGTCGGCATGCTCGTCAAGTTTGTGGGCGCTCTAGCGGATGCCTTCTCCTTCCTCGAACACGTACCCGGCCTTGGTGGGCTCTACGCTTCGATGCGTCAGGGTATCCACGGGCTTGACAACCTGATCACCGAGTTTGGGGAGTCATCCCGACAGGGTATGGTGGAGGCCGTCGCCAACGTCAAGGCCGCAGGGGCTGAGGTGGTGGACGCAGCAAAGGACCAGTTCGCAGCCATGAAGGAGTTCGGACGCGATGCAGCGGGCGTCGTTAGTGACTTTTTCAAGGAGAAGGACAAGCCGCCCCTGCCAGAGGTGGGGGATGACGCCAAGTACGCCTCCGACCAGCTGGGCGACCTCAGCGGCACGGCCAACACGGCGGCCGGCGGCATGGACGCCCTCCGGGAGTCCGCCGAGAAGGCCGGAAGCGCCGTCCGGGAGGCATTCTCCGGCTTCCGTGCCTACGCTCTCGGCGAGGTCAACTGGCGTTTGGGCGCCCTGGCTCCTGACTGGCAGAGCCTGGCCGCCCAGCAGTACGCCAGCGCCAACCGCTTCGCGGCGGGGCTGCCGGCGGCGGCCTATGCCGCCGTCCCGGCCACCAGCACCCTGACCGTGGGCGGCGTGGTGCGGGTCGAGGGCGTTAATTCCCGCGGCGACCTGGTGGCTGTGACCCGGCTCCTGGCCGATGACCTTAGAGCGGAGGCTGAGCGGTATCCGGCGGCTCCGTCGCAGAGGAGGTGGCGGTGATGTCTGATCTGTGGGGAGAGACCCCGCTCAAGGTGGTGAGCATGGCCCGACCCAAGACAACCGTCGGCCTCACCGAACGGCCGGTGATCCCGGCCCCCGGAGCCAGCGGCCCGCAGTCCATCCTGATGGGCACCGGAAGGCTTCGCCGGCGCCGGGAGATACGGGGCCTGGCGACTCCGGCTGAATACGATGCCCTGGAGGCCGACTATGAGGCCCTGGTGGTCCGCACGGTGACCTTGGCTGACGGCATGGTGATGCGGGCCATGATCGCAAGTCTGGAGGCGGACGAGGTGGAGGGGACCGGTGGTTCCCTCCTCTCCTATACCATGACGCTGGTGGAAGCGTGAGGGGGTGACCGACCGTGTTTCCAATCCCTGAGCAGATCAGAAGCCTTCTGAAATCCCGAAGCATGGTCGGCCCCTCCGCCCCCTCGGCGGTGGTTCGATTCGACTTGTCCAGGCTGGCTGGCAAGCCGTACGGTGAGTGGCCATCCGTGCCCCTCTCCAACCCGCGGGGCATCGCCTGGCGGCGGAGTGACCGGACGTGGATCATTGCCCAGAACTCCCCCCGTGCCCTGGTTCAGTGCGACCAGGCCGGGAATGTGATCCAGTCGTGGGATATAAACGCCTCAATGATCGGCATTGACCTGGACAGCACCGATGATGACCTCGTGTGGATCGCCGACTACTACTCGGGCGTCCTGGCCGTGCGGCTCAGCACCGGAGCCATCGATGTAGACCGGGTGATCACAGACCTCCCATATATCACTGCCGTCTGCGCCTTGCCGGACACCATCTGGGTTGGTTCTGGATACAATTTCCAAAGGAAGATCGCCGTCTATGACCGCCAGGACTGGACTCTCCTGGCGACGATCACCCCGCCCGTGGGGCCACGGGACATGACGTGGGATGGCCGCTACGTGTGGCTGGCGGGCGACCGGGACATCGCGGCCATCGACCCGGAGACCCTGGAGGCGGTGCCCGGTCAGGTGGTGAGCGTCCAGGGAGCCATCCGGCTGTACGGGATCGCCGTCGCGGATGACTCATTCGTGGTGACGGACAATGGCAGGATCTACCGGGTCCACCTGCCCAGCTTGACCGTGCGGCCCGAGCGACTGAGAGTTTCCAAGGAGAAGGGCGCCGTTGCCCAGCGGGCCATGATCTCCTGGCCGAACGGCAGCCCCTATGACCCCAGAGACCTGCCGGGCTACTACAGCCCCGACCGGGGGATCGACCCCCCGGAGGCCGTGAACGGGTGGAAAGACGTGGTGGTCCCTGGTGCCGACATCACCATCGAGATGGGCTACGGCGAGGACCGTTCCCTGGCGTTCGCGGGCCAGGTGGATGAGGTATCCATCGACGTGGAGGGCGGGGACTCCGGGGCCGACTACAGCATCTCCATCGACTGCCGGGACCACGGGTGGCGGCTCCTGGACCAGACGGTCACCAACGATCAGGGCGAGTATTACTTGGCGTACGAAGACCCAGATGGTATCGAAGCCAGCCTGATCGCCCGTGACCTGCTGATTCGGGCCGGGTTCGCACCCGACAAGGTTTTCACCGAACCGACGGGCATCGTGGTCCAGTGCAAGGTTTTTGAGAGGCAAAGCTACGCTGACGCCCTGGAGTGGCTGAGCAACATCACGGGCTACGAACTGATGCTTTATGACGACGGGAGCGCCTACTGGCGCTATCCGTCTGACAGGCAGCCCGCCGAGTGGCGCCAGCCGCTCACGCTGGAGGGCACGGACTGGACACCTCTCGGCCATGCGCCGATTGTGGCGGGCTCCATGGTGCTGGAGGACCCCACCGAGACGGACGAGGACGGAGCCCCGGTGCGCTACACCGAGGGCGTGGACTATGAGGTGGACCTGGCGGCCGGCGCAGTCCGGCGGCTGGACGGCGGAGCCATCCCCGACGGCGGCCGGGTGCTGGCCTCGTACGTCTATGCGGCGTGGGTGTTCAAGGAAGGGGAAGACCTCTTCCGGGTCGGCTACAAGCTGACCCGCCGGGACCAGTACGCCCGAATCCGGGTGGCTGGCGAGGCCACGGACCCGGATGACCCAACCCAGAAATTCCCGGTCTACGGCACCTGGACACACCCGATCCCGGAGGCGTACGGCCTGCCTCCGGCCAAGGTCCAGTTCGTCGAAATTCGGGAGTTGGACAGTGCCGAGAAGTGCCAGGCCGCCGCCAACCAGCTAGGCCACGACATGATCCCCCACGCTCGGGAAGTACGGTTCGCGGCAATCACCGTCCCCTGGCTCCAGCCCGGCGACTGCATCCAGATCGTGGAGAGCAGCACGACCATCAGCGAGGTCTACCGCATCTCCGAACTGGAGATCGAGTACGGCCCGGACGGGGCGATCATGTACGGCGTAGCCCACCACTACGGTTACGCCCCGCCCCCGGCCACTGAGGAGGTGACACCCGATGCCTAACCCGGCACGTGAAATCATGCGCATCCAGGATCGCCGGGCCGCCCTCGGCTCCGTACCAGGCCAGCAGCAGACATTCGGCGAGCGGAGCGGCTGGGCCGGCCAGGTGACCGGGCTCGGAGTGGCGGGGAATCCCCTCCTCAGTGGGAATGTGATCCTGGTGCCCGGTGGCGGCGTGACCATGGTCCAGGACCCGGCTTCGGGCCGGATCATCATTTCGGCCTCCGGGAGCGGCGGGGGCGGCGTCGGCTACCCCCGGTATGACCCGGACGAGCCGCCTGCGATCCCCAGCCAGTGGGATGATGAGTTCAACACCAGCGTCCTCGATCCGAAGTGGAGTGTGCTGAACGTCCATGGCCAGGGCGAGTTCCAGGTGGGGGAAGTAATCAGCATGTTGTCCGCCAGGGGCGCCCATGATGACGTGGACCCCATGGCCCTGCTCCAGCCTGCGCCGAGCGGCCCTTGGACCGTCACAGCCAAGTTCGTCAACGCCCAGCAGTACCTCGGGAGCACGAGCACTGACAAGTCCGCTTTCGTCGGCATCGCAGTGGCGCCTGCAGAGGGCGAAGGTGACGCACTGGACACGTGGATGATCGGGCGCTACAGCGGCGCATACGCCTACCTGCGATCTGAGCAGTGGTCCACCCCCGCAGGTTGGAAAGGGTCGAAGGGCACCCACACCTACTATTCACCGTGTGGATACTTGCGGGTCGTCTGGGATGGCTCCAACCTGTCCCACTGGCACTCCCCGGACGGCCTCGGCTGGTATCGGTGGACTGCGCCGTATGACCCCGGCTGGACCCCCGGCCGCATCGGAATCGCCGTCCGTGGTGCCGTGGGGCCGTCGTATGTGGATTGGTTCCGAGTGACCACCAGCTAAGCGAATAGCGCACGTAGGGCCGCCTGACGCCGGGGCGGCCCTTTCTGATGCAGGCGGCGGGATCGGAGGTGAGGCGGATGGAGGAGGGCCTGATGAAGCTGGCCATCGAGCAGGGACTCTGGGCGGCACTCTTTGTGGGGCTGCTGCTGTGGACCTTGCGCCAGAACAACGCTCGTGAAACCCGGTACCTGGAGATCATCAAGACACTTGGCGAGGAGGTTCGGGCACGACTGGACAGGCTGGAGAGTCTGGCCTCCCGTGGCCGCCGGGATGACGGATAGAGCAAAACGGGCCGCTGGCACACGCTGGCGGCCCTCTCTCATGGAGGTGATACCTATGGCAACCCGGATCGTCCTGGACCCCGGCCACGGCGGCTGGGACCCCGGCGCTGTGGCGAACGGGATCGTTGAGAAGGACTACCAGCTGGCCATCGGACTGCGGCTCCGGGATGCCCTCCTCGCCCGCTATGCGGACGTGGAGGTCCGTATGACCAGGGAGACGGACGCCTCGGTGGACCCGGCGGGCATGAGTCTGCCGCCTGACACGGCGAGACTGGCCCGCGAACTCCAGGCCAGGTGCAACATCGCCAACGGCTGGCCGGACTCCGTGCTGATCTCCCTGCATCACGACGCCGCTGGTGACAGCCGGGCCCGTGGCGGAACGATCTACGTGTATGGCCCGCAGTCGTGGGTGGCAGCTGTGGCCCCTGACGGCAAGATCAACCACCGGGCGCCCCGCAGCTACCAACTGGCGCAGGCCATGGAGCCGATCTTCCAGGAGACGCTGGCGAAACACGGCATCCCCTGCAACGGGATCAAGGCGGGTGATTTTCAGGTCCTCCGCGCCACGGCAGGGCGGGCCGTGCTGGTCGAGGCATTCTTCAGCACCTCACCTCTGGACGCCGCCGCCGCCAAGACGGAGGCTTTCAAGGTAGACCTGACGGACGCCTACTGCAGGATGATTGGAACCGCCCTTGGTCTGCGCGAGAAGGCCCCGGCCCCCTCCGGCCCCCGGCCCGTCCGGGTCGTCCTGCCCAGCGGCAAGGCCATCACCGGGGAGCTGCGGGACTCCCTGACCTGGATCGAGGTCGGCGGGGTCTGGTGCCCACTCCGGGCGTGGGCAGAACTGCTGGGCTTCGAGGTCGGATGGGATCAGCAGACATACACCGCAGCCGTAAGGCTCCCGGACTAGAGAGGAGGATGCTCCATGACTGTGACGCTTACCCAGACCCAGCTACTCCTGGCCGCTATTGGCCTGTCCGTGATTGTGACCCTGATTATCGGCCCCATCGCCCTGCTGACCCGGCGTGTGCCTGCGTCCACCGTGCGGACGGTCCTGGACGGGGCGGAGCAAGTGGCTCGTGTGGCGGAGGCCATCCTGCCGGACGGCACCCTGCCGGATAAGATCGCCCGCTACGCCGGCATGGCCGTGGCTGCCGCCGAGCAGATGTTCGATGTGAGCCAGCGGCAGGACAAGTACACCTATGCCGATGACCTGGTGCGGCAGGCCCTCCGGGCGGCCGGCGTGCCGGAGGAGCAGATCGAGCGGCTGGGCGGAGTGATCCAGGGCGCCATCGAGGCGGCTGTCCTGGCCCTGCCTGACAGTCACAAGACGGAGGCCGGGGGGAAATAGCCCTCCGGCCTCTTTTTCGCTATCTCTTATGAAGGAGTGAACCACGGATGGCCAAACTCCACACCTGTCCCGAGTGCGGCGCAGACATCCCGCCGCTCAGCCCGGTCTGTCCGTCCTGCGGCGCCCCGAGCCCTTGCTGAGGGTAGCCGTGGCGCCAGGCTGGCGCTACCGCGTGCGCTCCAGTTCTCGCAGGCCCATGACGATCCGGCCGGCCAGCCGCCTGATGCGCCTGGTGTTCACGGACCGGGCGCCGAAGAAGTGGTTGAAGACCGACTCGCACAGGCGCAAGACGGCCATCGGGTCCGGCCAGGCATCAGCCAGGCCCTCCAGGAGGTCGCGGATCTCCGGTTCGTACTCGTCCTCTGGTGCGCCGATGGACAGGAGCCCCATCGGGTCGGTCTGGTTCACCGCACGGGTCACTACGGCTGTTACGGCCGCAAGCCGGTCCTGATCTCGCATCGTCATCGTTCCTCCTTCTGGCCTGCCTGAGAATGATGGCTGGGTGCTGGTCGGTGGGCTTCTGGGGCCGCCGAAAGGAGCGGCTGGCGCCGCTCTGCTGCCAGAACGGCCCACTGCCCGGTGAATGGCACTCCGTGCTGTTCCTGGCAGGGGGCCTGTAGCGGCACAAACCCCACCCGGCGAAGCCGGACCTTCGGCGGGTTCCCTGTCCCCTTGTGCGCCGCATATGTATGTATAACTTCTATATATAACTTCGGGTGTGTCTACACACATCCCCCTCCTGTGTCTTGGCACACCCCTTGTGTCAGCACACAGGGGGCAACTACAACTGAAGCCCCTGCCGGACTGCCCGGTGGGGGCCTTTTGCTATTAGATTCGATGTCCACAATGTTTTCCACAATAGCAGGTTCCGCGCGCAATGTGCCGAACAAATGAGAGAGGGGGGATGACGTTGGCCACCATGTTGGCAGCGGAGGACCTGGCACAGTACAGGTATCCTCTGTATCGCACATCTAATTATCCGCGCCTGCGGTACATGGGCAGCAAGTATCGGGTGGTCCCTTACCTGGCCTATGTTCTCTCCGACATACCTTTCGACACTGCACTGGACGCCTTCAGCGGCAGTGGCGTGGTTGGGTATGCCCTCAAAGAGATGGGGAAGCAGGTCACGACGAACGACTTCCTGAACTGGCCTGCCACTGTGGCCCGTGCCGTCATCGAGAACCCTGGTGTCACGCTCACCATGGATGATGTGGAGACAATCCTGTCTCCTACCGTCGATGGCCGGGACTTCATCCGCCGTACATTTGACGGCCTGTACTTTCCAGAAGAAGACCATGCCTTCTTGGATTCGGCGTGGTCTCATATTGACCAACTGCCACTTTACAAGCGAGACCTTGCTATAGCGGCCCTGTGTCTGGCGGCGGCTCGAAAGCAGCCCCGCGGTGTGTTCACCGTGACCAGTTTCCGGTATGACGACGGGCGGCGGCAGCTTCGGATGTCGCTCCGTGACCTATTCCTTGAGGCGGTGGCAGAATACAACGCCGCAGTCTTTGACAATGGCAGGGACAACCGGGCACTGTGCCAGGATGTTATGACGCTAGACCCTTACGGGTATGACTTGGTCTACTTCGATCCGCCGTATGCCCCGCCGTCTGATGACGCCGACTACATCAAACGGTATCACTTCTTGGAGGGGTTGTCGGTATACTGGCGGGGACTGACGATCATGGAGGACACCAAGACCAAAAAGATCACGAAGCGGTACACCCCGTTTGCTTACAAAACAAGGGTCAGGCAGGCCCTCCGTGAGTTGTTCAGCCGCTTCCGCAAGAGCACCATCGTTCTGTCGTACAGCACCAACTCTGTCCCGGACGAACACGAGTTGTACGAAATCCTGAAGGGTGAGAAGGCCGAGGTCGAAGTCTACTCCGTGCCGCACACCTACACGTTCGGCACTCACGAAGCGGCAGAACGCAGGCGGGTATCCGAGTTGATATTCGTGGCAAGGTGATAACATGGCAGTCATTCCATTTGACGATTTCAAGCGATCTTTGACCGACCTCGGGGGTGTGTCAAGGCAAGACCCGGTACTCCTTATGAGAATGCAGGCCACTGTCTCGGGTCTCCGCCAGTTGGACGAGATTACCAGAGAGACCCTTGCACGCTTCATAGAGGAAAACCCGCACTCGTTTCCTGCGCTCGCTTCTTGCGTGGGTCTTGGGCAGGAGCAGCTGAAGAATCAGCTGAAGTATCGGTTCGACACGACTGGTTGGGTCACTCTGGCCAGGGAACGGGCCGACGACCTCATCGAGGAGCTTGATGAGGAGTTTGGGTTGGTAGACCATGTAAAGGCTCAACTAGAGAAGGACTGGACCTTCGCAGACGTGTTGACCGAACGGAGTCTATGGTCCCGGCGGACTGGTTCCAAGGCGGTTTCGCAGGGCCGTAGCCTGGAGGACGAAGTTGAAGACTTGGTGAAGCGACTGGGTTTTTCCTATCAAATGCGCTGCCGGTTCATGGGACGGGACAGACAGGACGCTCCGTGCGACCTGGCTATCCCGGCCGGCGGCACAGATGCTCTGATTGTGATTGCGCTGAAGAGCAACAACTCTACTGGCAGCAAACAGACCGACGCCGTGCGTGAGATTGAGGAGATGGCAAACAAGCGGCTACCCCGCCAGTTTGTGTACGCCGTGTTCGACGGCATCGGCTGGCTCTCTAGAGAGTCAGACCTTCGTAAGGTCCATGACCTATGGGCCAGGGGCATGATCGATGGCCTGTATTCGCTGGCCTACCTGGACCGCCTGGAACAGGACTTGATCGACGCAGCTAACATTCTCAGGATTCCTCGCAACCAGTAGCCCTAGCCAAAAAGATGCGCCCGGCCGTGGTTGGCTGGGCGCTTGTGTTCATCGGACTTCACCCAGAAATTTGAGCGTGGTAGCGATCTTTATGATATACTAAAGGTGTCACTGAGAAAGAAGTGACACACAACCTGATATCACGAGTAACGGCACCCTGAAAGGACGCCGTTCTCCAAACAGGAAGTCGTTTTTCAGCAGTAGGTTTCGGTCGTCTATTCCCATTCCGAAGGGCAGTTCATGCCTCGGGGATAGGCGGCCTTTGTCATTCTTGCAGGCGTGGACCTGCCAGGAGGAGGTGGTGCATAGACATTTGTCAGGCCGGGTCTGGTGTGCCGGCCAGGGGGGACTGCTATAATGAAGACAGCTATACGCTGGGTTGTGCGCAATCACGTCCCGACTGCTCGGGGTATTGTATCATTAGATGAACTGACCGGGGCAGAGCGTCAGGCGATTGTAGATCGGATCTATCTGGCGATGGCCCGTGCCATGGCCCCGGAGGGGGTCGAGGTGCGGCTGGCAAGGGGGCATCAGATCCATGGGCAGGACAAGAGGCAGGCGATCTAGCCCGTCCGGGGAACTTCGGCGGGCCGCCGCATACATTAGGGTGTCAACGGGCATGCAGGCGGAGGAGGGTGAAAGCCTTCCAGCCCAGCAGGCCCGTCTTCACGCGTGGGCCAAAGAGCACGGTTATGTGATCGTGCGGGAGTACGTTGATGCTGGAGAGTCGGCCCGCACAGCGGATCGCCCGCAGTTTGTGCGGATGCTCCAGGACGCCAAGGCGCAGCCCCGTCCGTTTGACAGTGTTTTGGTGTGGAAGTGGGACCGCTTCGCACGCAACATGGAGGACGCTTCCATGTATAAGGCCCTGTTCCGCCGGAGGCTGGGTGTGGAGTTGGTCAGCATCACCCAACCCACGCCGGAAGGGGCTGTGGGCCAGCTGTTGGAACGGATGCTTGACCTGATCGCAGAATTCCAAAGCGCCTTGACCGCCGAGAATGTGTACAGCACCATGGCCTACCTGGCGGAGCAGGGCCGCTGGCTTGGTAAGCGGCCGTTCGGGTACGACCTTCGGGATGGCCGCCTGGTGATCAAGCCTGATGAGGCGGAGGCCGTGGCGTGGGCGTTCAGGATGGTGGCTCGGAGGGAGCGATCTGTCTACGCCATAGCGGAGGACTTCGGCACAGGCAACCCCTTTCCGGCCACGTTGGCTCGGGGGTACAAGTGGTCCCCAACCGCCGTCAGAAAGATGCTCCAGAACGAAGTGTACATCGGCCGGGCTACCTGGAACCGTCGCTATACAGATATTGACCACGTGGATGGTAAGTCCACGAAGATTCGTGGGTACCGTGACCCATCAGATTGGATCACTGTCGAGAACGCCCACCCTGCCATCGTTGATGAAGAGACGTTCGAGGCCGTCCAACGGGTTCTGGAGGAGTACAGCAGCCGCTACCCCAAGTCAAAGCGTGGTGAGTACCTGTTCTGGGGCATGGTACGGTGCGCCAGGTGCGGGCACCACCTGACCTGGCACGAGACACGGAAGTCACCCGCTAGGCTTGTCTGCTCACAATACTTTCGGCCGCGGTACATGGCCTGCCGTCCGATGGTCTACATCCGCCCCAAGGATTTGGAGGAGGCTGTCCTCGGGGCAATCCGGGCAGTGATTGCCGGGACTGAGCAGACCCCGCTTACCTTTGCGATCCCGAAGCAGGCCAGGACGGCCTCGCCAGAGGCACTGCTCGCCGCTAACGCCGCCAAGGTCCAGCGGCTCCTGGAAGCATACGAGGCAGGGGCCATCACCCTGGAGGACCTCCGGGCCAGGCGGGCCATACTGGAGCAGGAGGTGGAGCGGCTGCGGCAGGCGGCGGCCAGCAAGGACAGCGGCCCGGATTACGAGGCGCAGGTTGCGGCCCTCCGGGAGCGGCTGACGGACGTGCTGGCCATCCTCCAGGACGAGGAGGCTCCTG